AGCCGGTGACGCAGTCGCGTTCTTCGGCAATCATCCGGTGGTTGACCACCATCTTGCGCTCGATGCGCAGGAAGGCGGCGATGAAGGCTTCGACGGTGTCGACGCCGACGTCTCCCCACACGTCCTCACCGAGCAGCGACAGCAGGCTGTAGAACTCCAGCGGGCTGTTCTTGGCGGGGGTGGCCGACAGCAGGACGATTCCGCGGCCGTTGGCCCGCGAGCGCACCGATGCCGCTCGGAAGTCGAGCTGCCAGGCGCGGGTGCTCGACTTGTTGCCGCCCATGAACTTGGGCACGCCGCCGTCTCGGCGCTCGGGTGCGTACAGGTTCTTGAAGTTCTGGGCCTCGTCGACGACAAGCAGGTCGCAGCCGATGTCTTCCCAGGTGATGCCGGGGTCGTACTGTTGGCCGGCCGGCAGCTCCAGCAGCTCGGCAATCCACGCCGCGGCGCCCTCCTTGGCCACGGCACGCTGGCGCTCGGTCTGTCGGTTCTTCTTCTCGGCGGCCTGGCGGGCCTTGGCGCTCATGGCCTCGGTGATCTTGACGAGCTGGGTGCCCTGCTCCACACGGGTCTTCGCGTTGCGCTGGTCGATCTCGACCTGGCGGCGGATGGACGGCCGGCGGTAGCGTGAGGCCGGGAGGGGGGCGAATCGAGGGGCCCGAGCCAAGGCCGGGAGGGGGGCGATTTGAGGGGCCCGAGCCAAGGTGTAGCGTCGCGCGAATACCGGTCCTCTGATTTGCGTGAATACCCCAAGAACGAGCTGCGCGGAAATTCGGCCAAAATGCCAAATTTCCGCGCAGGGTAGGTCGGGGGCTGCTCAGCGGTTGGAGGCTGTTCCCTCCGAACGCCGTTCCGCCGCCATGCGGGTGAGTGCCAATCTGGCGCCGTTGGGCAGTCGGCCCGGCCCGAGCACATGCCCACGCACAATCCGACGCCGTTTCGCCGCCTTCTGGAAGGGCTCCCGAATGGCACGACGGGCCGCGCGGGCCTCGGCGTCTTGGGCCTCGAGCCAAGCATCCCGGGCCATCGACACCTGCCGCTGGATGACGATGTCGGACAGGGCTTCGAGCGTCTCACCCACCACTGGAATCGCTTCCAGGGGCACGAGAGTGTCGACCAGCTCGACGAGACGGTCGGCGGCCTCCTCGGTTCCGACGGCCTTTTCGACCAGTTCGTCGGCCACGTCCTGCAGCCACGAGGGAATCTTCATCTGCTTCTCCTTCGCCCCGGTGGGGCCGTGATTCTTGCGGTTCGTCCAGTTCGAAGTGGGTGCCATCGAATCTCCGCCAATTTCCGCCCCACACGAGGCGCTTAGCGGTGACCTTTCCGGCCGCCTTAAGCCTTTGCCAAACCCGCTGTATATGCTCGGCAAGGGCCACATAAAGACGGACTTCCCAGGTCACCTTCCCGTCCACGCGGATGTAGACGTCGGCCGCGAAGGACGGAGACCGGTTGTGGAGGGTCTGCCCGGGCTTCGCGTAGGTGACGATGGGACCGGGCTTGGTGCGGCCCTGTGCGTACAGCTCGGCCTGCTCTTCCCAGGTGCGCTGCCCCCACGAGATGCCGAACCAGACCGGGCAGGCCGGGTCTCGCCGGGCCTCTCGCAGGACCGTCTGCAGGTCGCGATGGCAGGTGGCCAGCTTCTCGCGGGACGTCTCGTCGAAAACAAGGCTCACGTCGGCCATGTGCCCTCCCATCCGGGGTGCCGGGTCAGCGTCAGGGTGCAGGTGCCGTTCCCAAGGCGACGGCCGACACGGGCAACCATCCAGCGCAGGCTGTGCTGCTCGAGGGCCTCGGCGAGCCCGAGGTGGCCGAGTTCGCGGGGGAGCACGTGAAGCACGTCCCCTTCGACCTTCCCGGCGTACCGCCAGGTTGTGGCCAGCTCCATCACTTCGGGGATGCGGGTGGTCCACGGGGCCAGACGGCCGGCGACCTCGCCCACGATGGCGCTGTCGTTCGACCACACGTGGGGGAGCTCGACGTCGACCTGGTGGGCGGTGGGCAGGGACCCGAGGGTGCCGAGCCGGGTGGTGGCCGCTGCGGCCGACGAGACAACCACCTGGTGGTGCTCGACGGGAACGTCCGCGGCCCACGGCTCGTGCCGGTTCACCCGGTCCACGTGCCGGGGGTCGAGGTGCTCGACGTCCGCGGTGGAGGCGATGTCGTCGAGGTCTTGGACCGCTCGAAGGCAGAGGCGGCCGTCGCGGGCCACCATCCAGGCACCAGCCGGGGCGAGGAGCTCGCCGAACCAGGCGCGTCCGTCCTCGACGGGGCTGTCGACCCGGACCGACCAGGAGTAGGTGCCGGTGCTGGCCCGAAGGGTGGGCTGCCACTCGCGCAGATCAGCGAAGTCCACCAGGTGGTGCGGGAGGGCGAGGCCCCACGCTGCCGGGAGGGTGTCGTAGCGGCCGTTGGTGCCGGTGCCCGTGCTGGTCCACACTTTCGCGACCACCTCCCACGGGTGGCCGACGATGTAGGGCACGTTCGCAACCAGGTCGCCGACGGCCGCGGCGGAGCGGGTGGTGTTGAACTGGTCCACCGAGCTGACCCCGGTGAGCTGGTTGCCTCCGGAGGTGCCGGTGTAGGTGACGTAGAAGGAGTCGCCGCCCGAGCTCGGCGTCACCTTGACCACTCCCGGCTGGCCCGATTCCCGCTCGTAGGGGGCGGTGTCGACCACATGCAGGGTGGTGTCGGAGGGCGAGTAGCTCGAGGTCAGCTGGGAGAGATGGCCCGCGGAGGAGAAGAGCCGGCGGTCGGAGTCGACCGAGACGAGGCGGCTCCGGGTCGCGGTGAGAAGGTCCCAGCACTGCAGCGACCAGCGGCCCCGGACCCCGGACAGGTTGTGCACCTGGCCCACGGTGACGCGCTTCCAGACGTCCTGGCCGCGCCAGCGGATGGAGACCTCGATGAGCGAGCCCCGGGTGAGCCGCTGCATGGTGTAGCGGGCTGCCTCTTCGTCGGTGAGCTCGAGGGAGATGGCGCCTGCGCTCGACTGCCAAGAGCCGAGGTGGACGGCCGAGCCACCGATCTGCGGCGCACCGGCGAGCATGACACGGCCGTGGCCATGGCCGTGATGGGAGTAGGCCACCCACGTGCGTCCGGGAGTGAGCCGCACCCACTCCGCCTTCCATTCGACCTCGGCCGAGCGAAGCGCCGCCAGACGGTCCCACCGCATCATCGGGGCACCAGGTCGCGCGCGAGCTGTGTGGGCGTCGTCAGACGCGAGCCGTCCCGCTGCAGCGCATCACCGCCGGCTTCCCACACCGCCGCAATGGCGTGATTGTCCTGCCAGAGGGTCACCTGCCAAGTCCAGGTGCGCTGGTAGGTGTGGGTGAGCAGGTCCTCGCGGAGCCCTTCGGGGAGCATCAGCAGCGGGTAGGAGCCCTCCTCCCGAATGAGGATGGGCTGCCGGGTGTGGTTGTAGCGGGTTCCCTCGGTGAACCGCAGGCGGCTCGAGGCGCCTGCGAAGATGGTGTCGGAGACCACGCACCACTCGCGCCAGCCTTCGGGTGCCGCGGACTCGAGGACGAGCTCATCGCCCGGGGACGGCATCATCGGGCCGCCGTAGGCCGACCGCCATTCGTTGCGTGCCCGGGTGTGGAGGAGGAGCTGGCCAGCGGCGATGGTGTTGCGCGCGAAGCCCGCCCACATCTTGTCGACGTCGAAGGCGAAGCCGACCGGGTAGCCCCTCTTCAAGTGGGTATCGAGACTCCGGAGCTCGCGGAGCAGCGGGCCGTTGTCGAAGTTGGAGAGCACCAGGCGCACGCCGAGTACTCCGCCGGTGGTGACCCGCCGGATGCTGCCGTTGGCCATCTGGACGGACTCACCGACGACGATGGGCGTCTCCTGGATGTCGGAGATGCCCTCACCGAAGTCGACGGTGCGCATGGGCGCATCGCCACCAGGCCACCACCAGAGGCACGCGTTGCCCATCAGCTCACCCACGGAGCGGGGGCAGAGCCACGGCCGGCCCGGCCGTGCTGGCGGTTGAGCTCGCGCAGAATCCAGTCGATGGAGTCGGGGCCGGCGAAGTTGCAGTTCTGGAAGGACACCCCGGGGCCACCCGGACCACCTGAAGCGCGCATGGCCTGGCGTCCTCGGCTGGTGGCGGCGCCGTCGTCGGGAACGACGGTCTCGCCTTGCTTCAGCACGGCAATCATCTCGTCGTCTGCCAGACCGCCCGAGTGCTTCTTCCGGCGGGAGAGCCAGCCCCCCACTCGGCCGATGGTGCCCCCCGCGATGGCCCCGACCCCGGCACCGATGGCCGTACCGATGGGACCACCGAGGACGGTGCCCACCGCGGCTCCCGTTGCCATGCCACTCGCGGCGCCAATGCGGGTCCACCGCTGGTCGCTGCGCACGGCCTCGTGTGCGTCCGGATCTCCGAGCAGCGGCGACAGGAAGGACTGGATGAGCTTCCAGATGGCCTCGAAGGCCGCCAGCACGGACTTGTAGAGGATGCTCGGCAGCGCGCGAATGAGCTCGCTGATGAAGGCGGTGATGAACGCCGGGATGACGTCCTCGATGATGCTGGGCAGGGCCTTGAGGCCTTCGATGAATGCCGTCTTGAAGGCCATCACCTGCTGCCGCACGCCCGCCGCAGGGCCTTGCTTCCGGAGCTTCGCGAGCTCGGCGAGCTCCTCCTCTGAGGCGGTCCCGGAGCGCCGCTTGGCACGGAGCTCGGACATCCGCTCCTGCTGCTGCACCACGGACTGGCCGATGCTCGTGAGCGCTCCGACACCAGCGGTGGCAGCCACGCCAGCCGGGCCACCCATGAGGCCCGTCAGCGCCGCAGGGTTGCCGGCCACGGCCTGCGCGATGGTCGAGCCCATCTGAGCCCGCCGCATCCGTTCGGCCTCCTTCAGCGCGTTGTTCTCGCCCAGCTGGGCGTCGAGCCACTGGCTCGAGCTGTCCTGTCCGAGGTCGATTCGCTGGAACTCGGCGTTGACCTCTGCGAGCTCGGCGCCGGCCAGTCCCACCTTCTGCGACTGGGGAGCCACCGCGGCGACTCGGGCGATGGCCTCGGCGCGGGTGAGCGTGGCCTCGACCTCCTTCTTGCCTGCCTTCTCGGCCGCGTCGGCACGCTTCGTGTGGGCGTCGGCGGCCTGGCTCGAGCTGGTGGCGATGGTGAACAGGTCGCTCGCCAGCCGCCGCTCTGCCTGCACCAGGTTGTCGATCTTGCGCTGGGCCATCTCCAGCTTCGGAGCGAGCCGGTCGAGCTCGGCCGTGAGCTGCACGACCTCGTCGGCTTCCTGCTGCGTGTAGTCGCCTTGGCGCTGGCGCTGCCGAATCTCGCCGAGCCGCTTCTCGACCTTGAGCTGCTCGACCATGGTCTTGCGGAGGCCTTCGCGGGCCTCCTTCTGCTGCTTGGCGTACTCAGCCTTGGCCTGCGCCATGGCGAGCTCGCCCGCACCCTCCGCCTCCGTCATCTCACCTCGAGCCACGGCGGCCTGGATGCGGACGCCCTCGAGCCGAGCGGCGAGGGCCTGCGCCTCGGAGGCCCGCTTGTTGGCCTCCGCCATGCGCTTCTCGGCGGCCTCGACATCGGAGGCGAGCGCCTGGTAGGCAAGGGCGAGGCCACCGACGACGACGCCGACAGGGCCGAGGATGCGCACCGCCATGCCGCCCATCTTGGCGACAGCTTCGAAGCCACCGGCCATGTCGGCCAGGACCATCGCGGTGTCGGCGGCCTCGGGGGACACGAGCTCGAGCGCTCCAGCGAGCCCCGACATGATGGAGCTGGCTTCCCCACCGACGTCGGCCAGGTCCTTCGAACCCGCCGCGGCGCGCTTCATCTTGGGACCGAGCTCCTGTGCGGCCCGGCCGGCCTCATCGAGGCCATCCGTGGCCCTCGAGGCGCCTCCGCCCACCCCACCGAGCTTGTCCCCGAGCCGCTCCGCGGCATCTCCCACCTGGTCGAGCTCGTCCTCGACGGCGTCCGCCGCCTTGTCGAGGTCCTCCATGGCATCGTCAGCCCGTGCGGCACTCTGGGCAGCCGCGTCCAGGGACGGGCTGGCTTCGTTGACGACGCGAAGGACAGCGCTGACGGTGCTCATCTACAGGTCCAAGAGGTTGAGTGTGGGAACGACCAGGCCGTCACCAGATGCGATGTCGCCGAGGGTCGAAGCCTGTGCAGCTCGACCGGCTCGGGCGCAGGCCATGTCAATCGCCAAGTCCCGCCAGCTCAGCTTCATCAGCTGGCTCGGGAGCACCCGGTAGCGACGCGCCAGCTTGTCCAGACTCACCAGCGCCGCCTTGTCCATCGAGAAACCTTCCGAGCGAGCTGCTCGCCTCCCGCAGCGGTTCCCACACTGCATCGACGAGGAGCTTGAAGGTCACGGGCGAAAGGCTGCCCACCCAGGACCGGCCATTCTCCGGGTCGTGGTCGGCGGGGTCCATCACGAGCGTTGCCCTTCGCCACTCCTCCGAGTCACCATGCCGAAGGCCGACGACCACCTTGCAAAGCAGCTCCTGCTGGGAGGTGATGGCCTTTCTCGCGACGTCGACGGCAGGCACGGCGTCGTGCCGAAGGAGGGTGATGCCCCGTCGGGCTTCCTGGTCACGCTTGTGGAAGCGTTGGCGGAGCTCGGCGAGCTCCTCCTCATCGCCACAGCCCTTCGCGGACCGCATGTCGAGGATGAGGTTGAGCTGCTCACCACGAGCGATGAGGACCGACTGCGCAGCGGCGTGCTCTCGCTCGAGGCGAATCTCGAGAGGTTCAGCAGCGGCCTGCACCACACCGAGGGACTCGATGAGGATGCCCGCTGCCGCTGCCTCCGCCACGTCGAGCCGGCGAATCCGCCAGACGATGTTGCTTTGCCTGGTGTTGACCGGCACTTCGTCGAAGATGGGCCCGGAGACGAGGGAAAGAGGGTGCACGCTCATCCGATTGCCGAGGCTTGGGTGTTGATGACGACGATGGAGAGGCCGGTGTTCGTGTCGTCGGCCTGCGGGATGAACTCGACGGTCTCGGAGATGAGTCCGGGGCCGTTGATGGCGGCCTCGGAGCTGTCGACAATCGCGTTGTGCAGGGTGATGGCGAAGCTCAGGTCACCGTTGGTGAAGGTGAGCGTGAGGTCGCTCTCGGTGTCGGCGAAGATGGCGTGGTAGAGGTCGGCCCCCACCTGGTCGAGAGAGAGGCGGAGCCGCACCTGGCGGTCATTGGTCCGGGTCGGGCGGGCCGTGGTGCTGGCCCCGGCGCGGTCACGGAAGACGTGGCCGTTGTCGACAGACAGCTCGAAGGACCGCCAGGGCAGCGAGAGGCTGTTCCAGCTGACGTTCGAGGCCTCTTCGCAGTGGAGCGGGACCCCCGTGGGCCAGTCCGCAGCGTCCACCGTGGGTGCGGCGCTTCGGTCGTCCGCGTCCTGCGCAAGGAAGGTGCCCTGCATCTTCACGAGGCCGTGGGCCTCTCCGCGGATGCTGCCAGAGTTGAGGATGCAGCCCTTGAACACCTCGGACAGCGCCGTGGAGCCGTTCCGGCCTTCACCCCGGATGACCTCGCTGGTGAGGCTCGGGAGCTCATCGGCGAGGGTGTAGGTGTGGGTGTAGGTGCCGCTGTCCTCGGTGGTGCTCTTCCCGCCGAGCAGGGCGTACAGCAGCATCCCGAAGTCCGAGTACATGACCTCGGTCTCGAAGGGGCCCCCGACCTCCTTCCGGCCGCGGTAGTGCTTGCGGTTCAGCCCGCCGGTTCCGCGGCGGAGGTTGGGGCGGCGGATGGACTGCTGGCGCTTCCGGAGGCCCGCGGAGATGACCGCGAGCCAGCGGGTGCGGCTGGCGGCGGTGCCGTAGGTGCTCTCTTCGGCCAAGCCCAGTGCGGTTCCGGGTCCTGCGAACGACATGATCAAGCCTCCGCGGGGTCGCGGACCTGCACCAGCACATGAGGCTGGAGCACGCGACCCAGGGTCGTTGTGATGGTGATGATGGCGACGTAGTCCTCGTCATCGGTGCCCCCGACCACGGGGACCCGGACCATTCGGCCCTCGTCGGCCACTCGGAGGTCGCCGACCGTGAACATGGTGTTCTCGTCGTCGCCGTTCCTCTGAATGGTCATGGTGACGGTCTGCACCGTCTCGAAGCCCCGGCTGCCCTGGTGGGCGCTGCGGCGGCGTCGGAGTGCATCGGAGAGGTCGAGCCAGAAGTGGACCTGCTCGGCCGAGCGCTTGACCAGCACGTCGGCGGGCACGTCCTCGTCCCGAGCTGCCCCGACGGAGACGACCAGGTCGTAGGCGGCGGGCACGTCCAGCACCGCGTGGGCCGTGGCCCCCTCGGCGAACACGAAGGACGTGGTCTGGTCCGGGGGGCTCGGGCGGCTCCAGTACACGTAGAGGTGCGAGACGCTTTGGGGGATGGTGGCGTTGTCGATGCGCACCGAGCCCGCGCGGTTGGCCACGTCGAGCCCGTTCCAGTGGAAGTCGAGCACGTCGCCAGACTGCGGGTCGACGATGACCACGTCCCACGCGTTGGTGGTGTCCTCGAGGTTCGCCCAGAAGTCGTCCCAGTCGTCCTCGGGGGTCCACTCGACGTCGCGCACGCCGTTGTCGGCGGCGTTGTCGACCGTCAGGGAGCGGCGCCAGCCCCAGTTCTCGTCGTACCAGATCCCGCTCATCGCTGCTCCCGCCACCAGGCCTTCACGACCACCATGCAGACGCCGAACATCCGGCCTTGCCGCTGGTCCTTGGGTTCGAAGGGGGTGGCCTCGGTGGTGTGGCCGAGCACCAGGCCGCCGAGGGTGCGGTCGGCCCGCAACACCTTGCGGATGTCGTCGGCGAGGTCTTCGGCCGCATCCTGGACCGACCCCGGCTGGCGGGCGTTGGCCTTGGCCCAGCCGGTCACAATCCAGAGTCCGCGCTGCTCGAAGTGGCGGAGGCTCTTGCCGGGCACCTCGGCCACCTGCGCGGTGTAGACGCTGACGAAGGGCAGCACGGTCCCCGGGGGCGCCTGGTACTTGCCCGACGCCACCTGGCCCGCGTGGGAGAGGTCGAAGGTGAACCCCTCGGTGCCGTCGATGGTGGCCAGGTCTTCAAGGATGCGGGCGCGGATGGCCTTGGTGCTCATGCCGGCCCCCCGAGCTCGGCCAGGCGGCCTTCCAGGAAGCCGAGGAGCTGGTCAGGGAGCTCGGCCTTCACGCTCTCGACCGCGTCGCGAACGAAGTACTTCCCGGTGATCTCAACCTTGGGGGTGAGGACGTACCAGACCTCTCCGGTCTGAGCGTGCACCAGAACACCACGCGGGCCGTCGGTGCCGTCGTCGCCGACGGGCCGCCACTCGAGGTAGGGGGCCAACGACGCCCGCGGGTACTTTGGCTGCTCCCGGCCCTCGGGGCCGGTGAGGGCGGGCGACAGCGGGATGGTCAGGAGCTTGTCCTTCGCCCGGATGATGCCGCCTTCTTCCTGGATGTGGGCGTAGGGCACCCGCAGGCCCTCGTGCTCCCCACCCACCTCGAGCGTCACCTGGACCTGGTCGCTGGTGCCCTCGATGTCGGAGCGCACACTGGACCACAGGGCACGGCTACGCATCGAGAACCGAGCCTCGATGTTGGTGCGCACCCGCTCTTCGAACTCGTCGGCAGCGGCATCCATGAAGATGCCGAGCCCGTCGAGGAAGCCCTGGCTGGCCTCGCGCTCCAGGTTCACACGGAACTCGTGGAGGCTGATTTCGCCCTGGAAGGTCATCAGTACCCGTCCAAGGCGCCGCGGCCGAAGACGCGAGCTCGCGACGACGCACGGACCGCGCGGCGGGAGTCCTGCGCGGGCTCGGCCGAGGAACCGCCCGAGTCGAGACCGAGAGAGACCTTGCCCGCGCTGATCTGCTTGAGCAGGGCCTCGGCCCGGTCGTAGTCCTTCTCCAGCCACTCCTCGAGCGGACCCGGCCGGCGGTTGTAGAGGTTGAACCGCGCGAGCCGGGCGCTCAGCTTGGTGAGCAGGACCGGCGTCGTGGACAGCGGGAGCGAGTACCGGGAGCCGACAAACCCATCGATGAGCGCGTCCGCATCGGCAATGGCCGCATCCAAGACATCCTCGTCCACCGACTCCGCGCCAGGCGTGTCGTTGGTGAGGTTGATGAGGTCCAGCTCGGCAACCAGGGCCTCAACGTCGGCTCGCGTGCAGTAGGCCACGGTCTACTCGCTGGCTCCGGTGGAACCCACGATGGCCTGCCAGAAGGCGTAGCCAGCGTTGCCACGACGCTCGATGAGGTACTCGACGGCCCGGGTCTTGTAGGCCTCGGCGGAGTTGGGGTCGGGGGCGCCGATTTCGCGGGGGTTCGAGCGGTTGACGATGACGAACGGCCGGATGACGGCTCCTTCGTACATCACGAACCAGTAGTCGGCGTAGTCGCCAACCAGGCGCTCGTTGACGTCGACTTCGGCAGCCCCGAGGTTCGGGTTGCTCGCGCCGTTGGCCTTGCGCTCGGCCTCGCAGATGGCCTTCGCCGTCGCCCGCAGGCTCGGCCCAACCACCAGCTTGAGCTTGCCACCCATCCGACCGAGGGCCAGGGGCCGGCCGTAGTAGTCGGTCTGGCTCTGCAGAGTCGCAAGGGCGGCGTTGAAGGTGGTCTCCGACAGAGCGCCGGTCTGCAGGTTCGAGGCCGTGCCATCGTGCTGGGGGTGAGTGGAGCCGATGAAGGGCGTACCGTCCGCGCCGTTGGAGCTGAAGCCGTTCACGAGCAGCTGCTGGATCAGCACGTCGGGGTGGGTGGCCGCGGATGCACCAGCGAGCTGGAACTGCATCGCGTACATGCCGAGGTTGTCGTCGAGGAATGCGTTGCGGGGCACTTCCAGGTTGAGCTCGAAGTCGAGGTGCTCGAGGGTGTCATCCCACACGACCAGCGACCGCTTCTCGGTCTTGCCCTTGAACTGCCACATGTCGCCCACACCCTCGGGGAGCAGGACCTTGGTGGAGGGACCGGTGCCGGTCACTTCGATGAACTTGCCGGCACTCCAGGGCGTGGCGGCGGTGTAGCCCTTGTCGAAGACGACCTGGAAGCCCTGGTTGGCGGCTTCGATGGCTTCGGCGTTGAACTGCATGGGGTCTCCGGAGGATGGAGAAGGCGGGGAGGGAGGACCGGCGAACGCCAGCCCGGCGGGCCGAGGGCGCTCAGTAGATGAGGTCGCCCTGGAGGGTGATGAGGAGGGTGTTTGCGCTCTCGTCGCCGGTGACGGACAGTGCGCCGGAGGCAACGGAGTAGTCGTCGGAGTCGCGCAGACCCGCGAGCGAGCCATCGGCGGTGACATACGCGACCATGCTCATCACGCTGTAGACGTGGATGTCGGTGCCACCGAGCTTCGCGGCGGCCGTCGAGAGGTCGAGCTCGGCCGCGTTCTCACCGGAGACCTGCACGCGGAACTGGTGCTTCTTGCGGCGCTTGAGCGGATGGATGTCCACGTAGACGGTCGTGGCGCTCTTGTAGCGGGTGATGATGCCCACGTAGAGCAGCTCGTTGACGTCGGCGTTGCCAGCGAGGCCGACCGTGTCGTTGTCGATGAGGTAGACGGGCTTGCCCTCATCTGCGGCCGAGAAGCCAGATCCGGTGAGCAGGTACTCGCCGGACGTGTACACCATGGCGTCCTTGTCGCCGGCGGCGCCGGAGCTGTTGTCGCGGCCGGCCACGACGATGCCTGCGAAGAGGCGCGAGGCGTGGTCGGTGGCGTCGACCAGGCGGCCGTTGCTGTCGAGGCAAGCGAAGGCACCGCCGAAGAGCTGGACCGAGGCTGCAACCTCGAACTCTTCTTGGTCGCCGACGCGGGTCTTGAGGGGGATGTCGCGAGTGGTCGCCATGGTTCATCTCTGAGGCGAGGGCGTCCGTCCTGGCCAGCCCGATTGGTTGGGGAAAGGGAGGGTCCAGCGGTCAGGAGGCCGCGGGAAGGTCCTTGGGATCGATGCCGAGCTGGGAGCACACCGACTGGCGAGCCCCACCGGACTGGGACGAGCGACCGCCCTTGGTGCTCGGAGAGGGCTTGGCGGGGGAGCGCAGGGGGACCACCGAGGTGGTCTTCTCGAGCCACGACATCGCCGCGGCGCGGGTCTTGGTGCCGCCTGCGAGCTGCTCTTCGAACCACGCCTTCATGTTGGGGGTGAGCTTGCCGCTCTCCAGGGCGTTCTGGACGATGATGCGGTCCTGCTCTGCGGCTTGGGCCTGCGACTGGCTGCCGGCGGCCCGGAGAGCGTCGGCGTGCTGGGCGAGGGACACGAAGCCCTCGTGCTTGAGCTCGGCCTCGAGCTTCGCCTTCGCACCATCGGGGAGGGCGTCGCAGTCCCACTGCATGGTGGAGGCGGCAGCCTTGCCCAGCTCGAGGGGGCCCTTTGCGTTGTCCGCAGCGGCCTTGATGTCGTCGTCGGAAGTGTCGAGTGCAAGGCCAAGAAGGCTGCACAGGAGCAAACGGAAGTCCACGGGGTTCTCCTGGTTGGGAATGGGGGCCCGGTTCATCACGGGCTCCAATGAGCTCCGGAGGAACGGGATGTTCGTGAGTGCCGCTGGGAGAAGGGACATACCTGATGGGCGTCCCGTGTCCGGACGAATGCTGTCCGGAACAAGCACAGGGGACAGGTAGCGGTACTCTCGAGACACGAGCATCGCGGTGGCTCTGTCGGTCCATCGCTCGATGTGGCCCCAGACGCCGTTCTCGCGAAGCTCGAGGCGGTCAATCCACCCGGCGGCCGGTGCGGGCTTCCCGTTGAACATCGCGTTGAGCGTCTGGTGCTCATAGTCGATGGCCAGGAGGATTCCGTCTGCCTCGAAGTTGGCGAGGATGGCCGCGCCTTCGTCTGGCCCGACACTGAACGGACCCACACTGTGTCCGAGCCACTGGCCGAACGGGACCAGGTGGACCCACTCGGGTGGCTCGTCCCCGGTCTGCATGGACGCGAGCTCGGGAGTCTCCACGGGAGCGCGGAGGGTCCGGATGTCGAAGCGACCGACGGCGGACAGGGCAAGAAGGGTGTTGAAGGCGGTCATTCGGCCTCCTCGGGGGCGTCCACGCCGATGGCGCGTCGCCAGCTCTCGGGGAAGGCCGACCAGTCGTACTGGTAGGAGTCCTCCCGGGTCTTGTCCCGCTGCCAGCCGATGTCGGGGGTGAGCGGCGAGCCGAAGTTGTCGCGGGGGAGGTCTTCGCGAATGCGGAAGCCCTGCGCGTCGACCTCGGCCTGCGTGAAGGTCTCCACCCAGCATCGGCAGCCCCAGCCATTGGGGGGCCGCCAGACGTTCCAGATGGGGTGCGAGGCGAGGGCCACCCAGCCATGCATGGGCCGGTGAGAGTCCCGCACACGGTCGTCCTGGCGCGTCATGTACCGGAAGTAGGGCCGGCGGGCGGCCTGGCGCTCCTGCTGCCGGCGGCGGCCTCGGTTCCAGCCGATGTTCGTGAGCGCGTCCTGCGACTGCGCAACGCGCGAGCCGGACGCTTCCCGGGCCGTAGTGGCCTCCAGGGCCTCTCGGTCATCGCGGACGGCTTCCAGCTCATCGGTGGCACCGAGGAGGCCGTAGGCGGCAGCTCGACGGGCACGACGGCGGGCCAGGCGTTGGCCCTCGTCGACTTCGGGGCGGGGTTCGTCGAACAGGCCGTCCCAGCCGTCGGAGTCTTCGGCGTAGGTGCCCGAGGGCAGGTCCACCGGGCGGTCGCCGGCAGCCACCTGCGCTTCGCCGATGGTCTGCGCGGTGTGGTCGAGGTCGGCCAGGCCGTCCACCAGGTCGCCGAGCGCCAGCCGCTCGAGGGCCTGCTCGGGAGCCATCCCGGAGCCGATGTCGGCCCCCAGCTGGCGGACGATGGAGGCCCACGGCCGCTTCACCTTGCGTTCGGTGGCCTGCTCGAGGAAGCCGTCGAGCTGGCGGCGGGTGGAGGGTAGCCCCCGGTCCTTGTCGGACATCGGGAGGTGCACCCCGCCGCACTTGGGACAGGCGTGGGAAGGGGAAGTGGCTGCAGCGACGACCGAGGAGGGCACGGCCGTCGTTGCAGCCGGGAGGGCCGACTCTGCCGGGGTGGTGGGGGTGGGCGTGAGAGTCGGCTCACCCTTCTGGGGTTCGCGAAGGTCGAGCTCCTCTTGGACCTGGGAGACAGCGACCTGGATGCCCATGTTGGCGGCAGCGGCGAAGACGCCGGCCCGGCCTTGCTGGCGGGTGACCTCGGCGGCCTCGTCCGGTGCGGGCTCGGTGTCGAAGGTGAAGCGGGGCAGCGCCACGTCGGGCCCGAAGTTGAAGAGGACCAGCGGCCCGATGACCTCCCGGCGAATCGTCCGGGCCAGCTGCTTTGCATCGGCGACCACCAGGTCCTGACGCACTTCGTTGTGCACCGAGCCGAGGGCTTGTGTGCCGCGGGCGCCTTCTTCGGTGGTGAGGGTCTGGCCCAGCACGGCCTTCGAGACCTCACGGTCAGCGTACTTGGCGAGCCGCTCGTAGACGTCGGCCCCGGTCCGGGGCCCAGTGTCGCTGTGGAACTCCACCTTCATGTCGTCGGGGATGACGGCGCTGGCGTCCACGCCGAGCTGCCGCAGGGCCTCGTCGAGGGCGTCGATGTCCTCACCGGCTGCACCGGCTGGGAACTTGCCGATGCGCAGCGGAGCCCCGAACATCTCCGAGTAGGAGACCCAGTCCTTGATGGCGTAGCTCTTGAAGAGCCACCACCAGACCAGCACCGACCCGAGCCCGGCACTCACCGGAAACCCGGGGCGGGCCTTGGGGGTGTGGACCGTGAACCGGTGGGGGTCGAGTGCGCGCCCCAGCACGGGGTGCTCATCGGAGAGCAGGCGCCAGGCGCGCGGGTCTTCGGGGTCGGGCTTGAACCACTGCTGGGGGCAGTACCGGAAGGACCCGATGAGCGCCTGGTTGCCTCGAATGACCCACTCGTTCTCGACGATGGCGAAGCCCTTCGGGATCCCGTCGAGCAGGTCGAGCAGGCCGTCTTCGAAGTTCTCGATGCCGTCGAGGGCGTCGGCGACGAAGGCGGCCACGTCCAGGTCGCGCCGGTCGTCGGAGGCGGCGTCCACCGTCCAGTCGAGGTTGGCCACAGCCCGCTTGCGGGTCCCGAGCACGGCGAGGTTGTGGCCGTCGCGGCCGGTCACCTCGTCGATGAGCTCGCAGAAGGCGGCGGGGTTGCCCATCTCGGCGTCGCGAAGGAGCTGCGCCACCCGTTGGGGGGTGAGGCCCTTCGCGCGCTGGCCGGTGTAGGTCTTCCGGGGCCCCGGGCGCTGAATGGAGGACGGGGTGGCCACGGGCTCGACCGGCACGTCGGCCTTCGAGACCCGACCAGCCAGCGCGGCGAACGCACCCCGGATGCGGCTGCTGATGCTCATCACCACCCCGCCCGGCCGAAGCCGCGTTCACGTCGGTGGTGGCGAATGCGGCGGCCCAGGGGCAGCCGGGTGACCTTCTGACGGCCCTGCACCACGGCCATCTGCAACGTGTCCAAGCCGTCGACCTTGGACCCGCTCTCGCCGTAGCTCCGGGCCTGGTTCTCGAGAGGCCGGCAGCTGTTGTCGGACGGCAGCGGGAGCAGGCCCCGGTTCCAGAGCGGCGCGATGCCTCGGATCCGGACGTCCTTGCCTTCCTTGTGGTGGGTGATGCGCACCCACCGTGGGAAGAGGTTCTGGCGGTCGCCACGTGCGGTGCTCATCGCCTCGATGAGCAGGCCGAGTGCGATGGCCTCGATGACGTTGAGGTCGGCGCGCTCGCGGGCCTGCACCACGTTGATGTGGTCGACGTAGACCTCGGGGTCGCCGATGCGGGTCTGCTCGTAGAAGTCCACGAGCCAGGCACCCTTGGGCACCGAGTGACCCTCGGGCACCGGCCCCCGCAGCTTGAGCAGCACCTGGAGGTCGCTGGTCTTGCTCATGCCGTAGGAGGGGTCGCAGGCGAGCAAGGTGCACGGCAGCTTCACGTCGGCGAAGTCGTCGCGGTCGTAGTAGTGGGCCGGCCCGAAGGGGTTGCCCTCTTGGCTCGGGGGCTTGTCGCCCATCTCCGAGAGGAAGGCGTCGGGGTCCTCGGCCTCCACCTCGGCGAGCGCCCCCGAATCCCACTTGGCCGGGTACAGCAGGGTGCCGTCCTCGTCGGCGGCCCGGAAGCGCAGGGTGTGCCAGGCCTTCTTGAACTTCTCGCGCTCGGTGAGCCGCACGACCATGCAGTCGCCGTGGTGCGGCGTGCCCACGAAGAACACTCGGCCCACCTTGGGCTCGAGACCGTAGCGCACCGCGCTGGTGAGCTTCTTCTGGTTGCTGTCGCGCTGCTTGAGGGTGCGGGTAGTCTCTTCGCTGTCGGCATCGTCGAAGATGGCCAGTGTGGGCCGAAACGCCCCGTGCTTGCCGCCCCGAATGCTTCCCTGCATGCCATAGGCGCGGACCCGGACACCGTTGCTCTCGAAGTCCGCATCGGAGGCCGGTCCCGGCTGGTCGCGCCCCCAGTGGCCGCTCTTCACGGGAGTGAGGTCGCCCCAGTCGGACCGCAGGCGGTCGTTGCCCCGCAGGTCCGCACGGATGGCCGCGGTGAACTCAACCGCGGAGTCCTTGTCCACCGCGATGATCTGGATGTAGGGGTCCCACCGAAGGGGCAGCTCTCGAGCGACGGCCACCCGCTGGTGAACCAGCCACAGCCACTCCTCAAGCTCGGCGTCGACCGACCCATCCCAATGGTCCGGCAGGCCAAGGTCCCCCACGCTCACCGGGCCTTCGGCCCGAAGGCGGGCGAGCTCCTCGCGCATGACGTCGCAGATGGCCTTGTGCAGCTCGGGCTGCTCCGTCTCCAGACGCTTCTCAGTCCAAGACTTGAGCACACCCGCGCAAGCCACCTGATGGAGTGCGTAGGCGAAGGTGATGACGGTCGATTTCCCGTGCCCGCGAGGAATGCGTGCAGCGATGAGCTGCTCGAACATCAGTGCTCGGTACATCAGGCCATGCACCGGGCTGCCCTCATCCCGGAAGTAGTGGGGGAGGTAGTGGCTGTTGAACAGCTGCGGCAGCACGACCGCTTCGGCCATCCGGCGCACCCGCTTCTCGGGGGTGTCGTCCTCCCACCGCGACGCGTTGAGCTCCGCCAGGCGGGTGGTGGCCTCGATGCGGCTCCAGAACTGCCGCGATGTGAGCTTGGGCGCACTCATGCCGCACGCCGCGTGATGGTGTTCTCGATGTGCTGGGCGAAGTCGCGCAGGTGCGGGACCAGCTTTGCGAGGGCGGCGCGGTCGTCTTCGAGGAACTCGACGAGCTCGGTGAGCACCATCTCAGCCACGGCCAGCTGGGCGCGCGGGTCGGCTTCGCCGGGGGCGTAGCGGTGCTCGGGGTAGGCCTGCTCGGCCTGTTTCCAGGCGTACACGAGCTGGGGAGCCAGCTCGGGCTTGTCACCCTCGGCGGCGGCAACCGCCTTCTCGAGCAGCTGGGACTTGAGCTTGCGGACCGTCGCCGCGTAGCTGGTGTTCGTGCGCTTTTGGTCCTGCCAGCGCTCGCGGGTGGCCCGCTTCTGGACCGTGGACTTGGGCAGCCCTGCGGCCTCGGATGCCTGCGCGTAGGTGTAGCCCTCGGCGACGACGAGTCGCTTGGCTTCGGCCCACGCATCGGCCCGAGACATCGAAGAGGTGCCCACCATGGCTCAGACCTGCTCGATGTGGACGCCGGGATGCTTGACGCTGCCCTGCGCCACATCCACGCCACCAGTGGTGAGCTTGAAGCTCCGGATGGAGGCTCGGCCCACACGGTCGGACCGCTCTTCGACGAGCTCGCACTCCACCAGGTAGGCCAGGTCGCGACCGAGCTCCTTCACGTCGTCCGCGTAGAGCGGACCCATGATGCGGTTGACCACCGCATCGTTGAGAAAGCCGGGGTACTGCTCGTAGATGGCGAGCAGGATGAGGCCGCGGCGAAGGCGGGGCTCATGAACGGTCGTCACTGGGCACCCCAGGCTTCAGCGAGGCGTCCGAGCTGCTGATTGACCTCGCTCACGGTCTTGTGGGTGTCGACGGCTTGCTTGTGGAGCTGGTCGACGCGCCCCGAGAGCTGACCGAGCTGGCTCTCGATGGCGGCAAAGCGCTGGTCGGACCGGTTCTGGCTGGCGCGGTGCTCCTCGCGAAGCTCCGACATGCGGTCCTTGTGGCGCCGCTCGGCAGCGTCGAGCTCGTCGCGACGGACCATCCGGTCACGCAAGTCGTCCATCATCCGCCGCATGGCAGCGAGCCCGGCCTCGCGCTCCTTTCGGTGCGCCTCAAGCGCCTCCTGGCTGGACTTCTGATGCGCCACGAGCGACTTGCCGAAACCCACAACCGCTTGCTCTTGCGTGTTCGAGCGACGCCGGGTCAGCTCAAGGAAAAGCGCACCGATACCGGTGAAGAGCACGCTGACAAAGTCCGACACCCATTCGCCCATCTCGGCGAAGCTGACGTCGGCGGCGTGGGCCGGCCGCGAGAGCATGAGCCCCGCCAGGGCCGCAATGGCGAGCATGATGGCGAGGCGCCGCAGGAAGCGGTGCACAGGTTGGAAGGGGCTCGACCCCACGGAACTTGGAGTGCGTTCCTCTCCACGTCCACTCAGGCTGCAGGCATCCACAGGCATCCATCTCCACAACAGGTTCCGGGGGTCGACCCTCAGACCATAGTGAAGATTTCTACACAACGACCTCGCAGGTGCTCGGGTTGCCTCACAGGTGTCCTGGTTGCCTCACGGATGGTGCGGTTCGAGGGTTGCACCAGATGCCGCTTCGAGGTCTCTGGCGCGCTGGACCCCGACCCAGTGAGCGGTCCGAGACCGGGTTTCGAGCAGGGCTCGGTCGGAGCGGAACCGGGTTCCAGGGCTCGGTCCGAAACCAGGTTTCGAGCGGGGCCTCGGTCGGAGCGGAATCGGGTTCCGGGGGCTCGGTCCGAAACCAGGTTTCGAGCGGGGCCTCGGTCGGAGCGGAACCGGGTTCCGGGGGCTCGGTCCGAAACCAGGTTTCGAGTAGGGCTCGGGACCGAAGCCGGCATGGAAGGCCTACCGGGAGGCGGCCAGCAACCCCTCAAGGAACCCTGCCAAGCGTAGCTTCTCGGCCTCAGTGCACTTGGCGGTCACATCGTGTGCCAGGAGCATGATTCGAGCGTCGGTCGAGCTGGGGTCCGCCATCGCCGCAGCTTCAATGAGCAACCTGAGCGCTGATGACGCCTTCTCTGCCACGTCCGCCGATTGTGAACGGTTCTCCTCTGGCGTTTCGGTGAGGCCAGCGGAGGCCGCGCGCCATGGATCGGCGTCAGCCATCGGGTGCACGCCCTCCAGCACCCAGGCTCTCCGAATGCCGAACTTCTCCTCGATGACATCGAGAAAACGCTCGGTAGGACGGCGTCGTCCGCGAATGATGGCACTCACATAGCTGGGCGAGAACTCGGCCCCCTCAACGATGTCGACCTGCCGAAGGCGAAGGAGTCGCATGGCCTCCTCAAGGCGGAGCGCCTCGGGCGTGGTCTCTTTTTTTGCTCCCAAAGTCATTCTCTTGTTGACATTCCTCTACAAGTGTGGATATTTGTGCTCACCCAAGGAGGGCGAACAGATGACTCCCCACGAAATCCGCACGGAGCTGTTCCGGCGAAAACTCACGCAGACCGCCATCGCCGAAGAGGCAGGTGTCAGTCGGTTCACAGTCTCGCAGGTCGTTGCTGGACGGATGAGAACGCCGGTGGTCCGACGCATCATCGCAAAGCACATCGGATTCTCCTACCGCACCGTGTGGGGCACGGATGACCCCGGAGTCGACCACTACAAGCCTGGTCGGCGGCCGGCCTCTTCGTAGCCCAAGCGTAAACCATTTCAACACACGCAGTGTAACAATGACCACAAAGAACAAGTCGATCTCGGACGCCAACGCCATCCTCAAGCTGCTCACCAGCAGTCACCGACAGTGGTTGTCGCTGCGTGTGATCAGCGATGAGACGGGGATCGGACGTGACCGGGCCCGTCGCCTCCTCATCAGCATGGCCGAGATCGGATGGGTCCAGCTCCTTCCCGACAATGATGGCAATCAGTACACAATCGGGAGCGGGCTGGTGAACCTCGCCGCCTCCTGGATGAAGAACGAAGCTGAGCGATTGAGGGAGTTCCTCGACACCTTCGGTCCCACAGCACAGGCCGCCTCGGCTTTCGCGACCGCCTCGAGCGCAGTTCACTCGCGGGGAACACCCCCATGACGGATGACTCGCTGCTCACCGTCGTCGGCTTTGCCCTTGTTCTGCTGGCCATGGGCATTGTTCTGCTCCACAGCGACACCATCGACGCGGCATTCGTCGTCGCACGGGAGAGCCTGTGGCACTGACCCATACCGCCCGCTCTGGTGACGAAATTCGCATCGGGCACACGCGCATCCTCCTCCTCCAGGCATCCAACGGCACCGCCCTGTTGTTGGTCGTGGAGGGCGAGAAGAGGAGGAAAGTGCACATTTCTGGACAGGATGTGCACCACCTCGAGACCGGCTCCGTCCGGCTCCACTGGGCTCGGCGCGGTGCCGCCCGCCTGGCCCTGTCCGCCCCACCCCACATTCGCATTCGATGCGACAGCACAAGGACAGCACATGCCTGCACAAAACAATGACCTTCGACTGGTCTCGGATGAACTGGTGCCAGAGGTCCTTCAGCAGGACCACGAAGACCTCCAGCCGATGGACGCCGCCACCCAGTTTCCTGTCGGCCCCGAGGTCCAGTTCAACGTCGACGGCCGAATCCTCGACCACAATGAACTGCTGAAGGAGCTCCACCACGTTCAACTCTCGGCCCTCTACGTCGCTGTTCGACGTGGGAAAATCCTACGGTCGGCCAAGGAGGCAATGAAGGGGACGTTCACCCAGTGGCTTGAGTCCTACACGCCATTCTCCCCCCAGTACGCCCGTACCCACATCAAGCTGGTTGAGCGCCTCGACGACAGCCGTGAGTTTCGCCGACTCGTCGAAGCCAACTCGGAGAGCTTCGCGATGTCCAAGGCTCGGGAGATGCTGCGGCTCACCGACGACGAGCTGCAGGGCCTTCGCGACCAGGGGGAGATGGGCGACCGCCCGTCGAACAACCTCTTCGCGATGAAGCGAGACGACCTCGTCGACCTGGTGAGAAAGACCGAGGCTGCGCGCGACCAGGAAGCGAAAGGCCGAAACCAAGCCACCGATGCGCTCTCTGACGCCCGAGAGCGCATCGCCGAGCTCGAGGAGAAGATTCGCGACCTCGCAGGAAAGCGTGAGCTCAGCGACGCCGACCGGGATGCACGCGAGCAATGCAAGGCGCTCGAAGAGGAGTTCCGCGCCTTCGCCGACAAGCTCCTGAGCTTCTTCGAAAGCAATGTGCAGGTCGACCACGTCTGGAACTCGCTGGACGGGATGACGCACTCGGACATCGAGCGGCTGTTCACCGGGATTCATCTCCACACCCGCACCTTTGGCGATGCCTTCAACTTCACCTTCCACGAGGAGGCCGGCCGCACCGCCTACTTCGGCGAGATCAAGGGAAGCCAGGCGCATGCCGGCGAGGAGCTGAACTGGGACATCCCCGACCCGCACACCGGCACGCAGGTGTTCGAGATGGCCCGTGAACGCGCGCTCCGAGAGCAAGGCGACCGAGCCGACTGACCCACCTGTCCACCCCTTCCGACTGGCTTCCCCATGTCTTCTACCATCGACCCCATCGACCAGTGCATCGCTGACTGGACCCGCGCGGCGACCTCCAAGGAGCGGTCGGAAGTGGTGCAGTGCACGGCCCGCCTCCTGGGCTGTACGGTGGCGACGGTCTACCGACGGATGAGGCGGAAGGGGTGGACCTCGGGCCGCAAGAAGCGCAAGGACGCCGGCTCCACGACGCTGACTGCGACCGAGCTGGACACCCTCACCAAGCTGCAGGCCTCGGCTGTGAACAAGCGTGGGCGACCGAACCTGCCGCTCACCGAGGCGCTGCGGATGGCCCAGGAGAAGGGCCGTGTGCGTCCCGACATCAGCTACGCGCAGGTGGCCCGTGTTGCTCGGGCGAACGGTCGTGGCCCCACCCAGCTCCGCGCCCGGGAGGCCGCTGTGGCGCGGAGCAGTACCTACCCGAACCACGTGTGGTTCGTGGACATCTCCGTCGCCCTCCAGTGGCACCTCAAGGATGGGGACGGGAAGCGCATCTCGCTGCGCGAGAACCCCGAGCTGCTCTATGAAGGCAAGCGAGAGAAGCTCGCGAGCCTGCGCGAAGTACTTCACCGCTACACGGTGGTGGACCACTGCTCGGGCGCCTTCTACGTCCAGTACTACTACTCGGCCGGCGAGAACGCCTACGACGTCGTGGACTTCTTGTGCCGGGCGATGAGCCCGAAGCGGCTTCCCGGGGGCTTCCCCTTCCGAGGCGTGCCCAAGCGCCTGGTGGTCGACCAGGGCTCCGCCTTCAAGAACTACATCGTGCGGAACCTTGCGGCGGGCCTCGGCGTGGAAGTCGAGATGCACGCGCCCACGAACGCGAAGGCATCCGGAGCCGTCGAGACGCGCCACCGGCACTGGCAGGCCAGCTTCGAGTCTCGACTGGCACAGACCCATGTGAGCGACCTCGCAGCCCTCAACCAGGCTGCCGAGGACTTCGCAGCTGTCATCCAGGCCGAGCGCCCGCTCGTGCGAGCCCGCACCAAGAAGCCGCCCATGGAACGGTGGGTGACCATCTCCGACGACCAGCTCGTGGAGGCCCCTTCCCGCCAGGTCTTCATGCAGCTCGCTGCTGGCAAGCTCGAGGAGCGGGTGGTGGATGCCTACCTGCGCATCCGCTTCGAGAACAGCTGGTTCGAGCTGTCCGGCGAGCAGCCCATCTGGCCCGGCCAGCGGGTGAAGGTGCAGCGCACCCCCATGCTCGAGGTGGCGGTTCGCGTGTGGGACGAGCTCGACCGCGAGTACGCGGTCACCGAGATTTCGTTCAACGAGCACGGCTTTGCCGAGAACGGTCGCTCCCACGAGTGGGACAATGAGGAGCGAGCCGGGGCCACGGTCCCGCAGACCGCAGCCAAGAAGGCCTTCAAGGCGCACAAGGTCGCCGTCAAGGAAGGCAACCAAGCCCCCCTCGACCTCGGTGGCTTGTTCGATGACCTGTCCCGAAAGGTCGAACGCCAGGAGTACCTCCGAGCCCGCGAGGGAACGGCCTGGACACCTGCATCGTCGGCCGCCGTCGACGGCCCACCACTCTCCTCTCTCGACGCCCGCGAACGCGTGGTGGCCCGCCTCGGCCGTGGCCTCACCCGTGAAGAGGGCCGCTGGTGGCGCGAGCGCCTCGGCGAAGGCGTCACCGAGGCTCGTCTCGACGAGCTCTACACCAAGTTCACTGCCTCTCCCGCCGCCGACCGCTCCCAGCGGACCGGCTGAACACCGTGCTCACCGACCAGGACGGAGGACTGATGCACGACCCCGCCAACCAGGCCCCACCCCCGTCGTCCCCACGCGACACCGCCGAGACCGCTGCAGGGAGCAGTGGTCTCGGCGGCCCCCTCTCCCCCGATTCGAGCGCCCGAGCGGCCACCGACACGCCCGCCCCGGCCACCCCCGACACGTCCACACCAGAAGAAGAGGAATCCATGGAGACCACGAGCATGGAGTTTCTGGGGCCCGAGCACCTGCAGGCCCTCCGACTTCGCGAAGACCCATTCGAGCCCGCCGAGAGCCCCGAGAACATCTTCATGTACGGCCCCTTGAACCACATCGAGGCGGCGCTCATGCGGGGCATCCATCGGCGGCACGTCCTGGCCGTTGTCGGCCCTCCCGGGGCTGGCAAGAGCACCATCCTCCGGCGGCTCTACGGCAAGTCGTCCCGCGAGAAGCGGGTCCGCATGCTGTCCAGCGCGCTCATCAACCGCAAGGAAATCGACCACTCGGCCCTGACCGTGGCCATCCTCCGAGACCTCATCGGAGAACCGCCCCGGGGGATGTCGAAGGAGCAGCGGGCCGACCTGCTGCGCAACACGCTCGAGGACCATGCCCGCGCCGAGATCTACCCGGCACTCGTCATCGACGAGGCGCACCTCCTCAAGACGACCGCGTTGCTGGCCCTCAAGCACCTGTGGGACAGCCACACCATGTTCCGCCAGCTGGCCATCATCATGGTCGGCCAGCTCCCGCTCCAGGGCAAGCTCCGGAGCGACCCCGCGCTTCGCGAGCTCACCGGCCGTACCCGCATCCTCGACATCCCCGAGCTCGGGAAGCACACCGCCGCTTACCTCCGCTGGCGCTTCGCCCGGGTGGGTGGCGACGCCGACCAGGTCTTCAGCGAGGACGCCTATGAGGCGCTCGCGATGCGCGGCAAGTACCCGCTGTGGATCAACAACCTGGCCGTCAAGGCCATCCACTACGCGCACGCCATGGGCGAAGAGCGCGTGACCGCCCGGTGTGTAGGCCGGGCCTGACCCAAGGAGACACCATGTCCACCACGTCCACTCAGCACGGCCAGGTCCCGAAGCTCCGCCCCCCGGAGTCGTGGGACGAGGTCGACGCCCACCTCGCCCGCCTTCGTCATCTGGAGTCCCGACTCGCCGGCGTCGACGCCGACTACGATGAGAAGCTCGTCAAGCTGCAGGAAGCCAAGGCCGACGCAGCCCGCGACCTCATCGCCGAGAAGGGGCTCCTCGAGCAGCAGGTCTATGGCTACATGAAGGCTGCTCGCGCCCACCTCCCCCCCACGCAGAAGAGCGTCAAGCTCCAGCACGGCCAGGTGGGATGGCGAAAGGGCTCGGTGAAGGTGAAGCTCACCTCGAGCGAGGCCTTCACCCTCCAGGCGCTCAAGGCTCAAGGCCGCCTCGACTGCATCAAGGTCACGGAGAAGCTCGACAAGACCGCGGTCAAGACCCTCCCCGGTCCCGCTCGCGTGCAGGCTGGCATCGCCCTCGAGCAGAGCGAGGCCACCTTCATCAAGCTGAAGGCCGAAGAGGTGGTGGCACCGCCCGATGCGGGAGGTGAGGCATGAGCGGCACCGCCAAGACCATCGGCACCGACGCGGTCTGGGGCCCCTGCGACAACGCCAACCAGGCCCTCCAGCTCTACTACCGGGTGTACGCCCTGCGCAGCAGCCTCGGAGACACCGAGGCCCTGGCCCACCTTCGCAAGGAAGGGGTGCAGGACAGGGCTCGCCGTCGATGGGAACGCTGGGGGCGGTTCTGCGCCGCTGTCGAAGGAGCGGGCGAGCTGTTCGGCCACCTTCCCTTCCGTCAGGCGCTGAAGCTCACTCGGATGGACGAGAACGAGCAGAACAAGCTGGCCCAGCGGCTGAACCAGCTCGACATGGACCTTGTGGAGGTGGTCCTTCAAGAGGCGTCCGTGAACGACGGCGTGCGGCTTGCCTCCGCGCTGTTCGACGGGCAGCTCCCCAAGGTGACGGAGGCCTCGGCTGACGCGAAAACGGCCGAGGAGGCGTCTCCTGATGGGCTTCCTGCACTGCCTTCTCCACCGCCACCGTGGGTGGACGAGGCCCCCCGCGGCCTGTGGGGCGCCGAGCTCGAGCCCGATGAGCTGCACATCGAGCCGATGCCTGCCCGACTGGAGTACCAGCGCGTGGCCCAGCAAATCCAGGCCGACCGTGCCGGCTTCCGCTGCTACTGCCACAACGACACGGTGCACCGGGAGCTGCGGAAGCTGGCCGATGCCGACGTGATTGAAGAGGCCATCGTCGAGGCCCACCAGCACCAGCTGTGGGTGTTGTGGCGGCAGAGCAATGTCCTCCAAGACATCCTGACCACCACGAAACAGATCAACGAGCTCCCCTCGCCACGGGTCTGAGCTCAACCAACTCCACCGTGCCAGGACGGCACGGCTTGCAGGGCGCCAGGAAGGCGCCGCCCATTCGGGAGGGACCGGCCCCATCTCCGCCGTGAGTCCCCAGCCATGTCCACCGACATCCCCGCCATCCCCCAGCTTCGCTGGGACACCCTCAGCCACGAACAACAGCGCGTTCTCAAGATTGTCGGCCGACACATCGGCCGCGAGCGCGCCATCCCGGTCAACCAGGTCGCAGCGCTCGCCCAGCTCCCCCGCCGCACCACCGAGCGGGTGGTGAGCGAGCTCGTCCGCGACCGTGGCATCCCCATCGCGAGCGCCAGCACCCGCCCGGCCGGCTGGTACATCGTCCAGACCGACGCCGAGCGCCAGGCGGAGCACAACCGCCTCAAGCACCGCGGCACGGAAATTCTGAAGCGTGCCCGTGCCTTCGACCCTGCCAAGAACCAGCGCATCCTGGAGATGTTCCAAGGCCAGGAGTCGTTCGACTTCGAGCAGGTAGACCCCGAGGTCAACCGCGTCGTCCGCTCCAAGTGCTCCCCCGATGGCCAGTACGGCCTGCCGCTCGGGAGGGCCAAATGAGCCGTCGCAGCTTCAAGAAGCGCACCACCGCTCAGAACCGTCGCATGTGGAGCCTGGTGGGCGACCTCCAGCGCTCCGGGTTGTCTCGCGACGACGCCGAAGACGTGCTGCGGAACGCAGTCCGCGCGGTGTCTGGCCAGCCCTCCACCTCGGCGCTCTCCCGTAGCCAGGCCGCGGCCGTCATCGACCGGCTCCAGCGCCAGCTGCCTGCTCCAGCCGAAGTGGAGGCCAGCTCCCCTGACGCCAGCGCCACGACCGCCAAGCGGAAGACCCGCCCACGCCGGACCTCGACCATCTCGGGACGCCAGCAGGAGGTGCTCCAGCGCGTCTTCGTGCAGGCGGGCATGGGCACCCAGGCTGAGCAGATGGCTTTCACTCGCCGTCAGACGGGCAAGCCCTGGCCTCAGACCCAGAAGGACTTCGACGCCATCATGGAGGCCCTGAAGAGCATGGTTCTCCGCGCTGCCAAGCCCCTCGAGGTATGGGGCCGAGTGCAGGCCTTGCTCGAGCATCCGAAGCTCGACCACTTCGAGCGGGTGTTCATCCCCGACCTGCACAAGCAGTTCCGGGATGCCCAGAAGGCGGGCACGCTCGACAAGGTGCTCACCACCGGCAAGCTGGCAAAGCTCACCGAAGCCGAGCTGCGCTGTGGGGTGACGCCATGAGGCCCCACAAGGTGCGCCGCTCGGCGCTCACAGAAGCCCAGCTGCCGCTGGCCAAAGCCCACTACCTAACGGTCGCCGAGACGGCCGAGCTGTACGGGAAGTCAACCTGGTGGGTTCGCGACCAGATTGAAGCGAGGCTGCTGCCCGCGCTGCGTGTGGGGAGCCAGGTGCGGGTGGAGGCCGAGGCGGTCATTCGCGGCGCCCCCTGCGCCATCCCTCGTCTCCAGGCCCATCGCATCCGCCTCTCATGGGCTGCGCAGCACTGGCGGGTGAGCGTCAGCACGCTCCGGAGGATGGCGGCCGATGGACGCTCGCCCTTCGAGCGCCGCCCGCCTCAAGGCCACTGGGGATGCACGCGGGTGGCGTTCCGCGAGTGGGTGATGGACCACACCACCGGCGACCAGGCGGTCGAAGGCGGTGCGCAATGACGACCCGAACGCCACGGCCGCATCCGGTCCGCCCCGAGCTCGGCCAGTGCCGCGCTCGCCTTTGCCAGCGCACGGCGGCCTTCGAAGTGGTCACCGCGAACAAGAAGGTGCCGCTTTGCGAGGGGTGCTGGGCCTCCTGGCCCTTCGACATCGAGCTGAAGGGAAGCGCCCCGGCAGCTCCCAAAACGTCGGCCCACGGGCCGAAGGAGAGGACAATGGGAACGAGCAAGTACGCCTTGGTGGAAGGCGTGAACCAGGTGGATGACTCTCGCGCCGGCTGCCGGATTGTGGGCTGCGAGAAGGACCGGGAGATGCGGGGGCTGTGTCGTGGTCACCGTGCGTGGGCCCGCCGCAACAAGGTCTACGAACAGTGGGCTGCAGCCCCCAAACGGCCGCCGAAGTCGTCGGCATCGGCGAAGTCGCAGCCGTGTACTTCTGACCCTGGGATTCAGCTCGAGAACCTGCCGCCCCCTCCGGAGCCGAAGGCCGCGGAGGCGCTCCCCGAGCCGGCAGGTCCGTCTCCCGAGCTCGCGGCGGCCGAGGCGCTGCCGCCGGCGACGGTGCCGACGAAGGGCCGGCCCGCCATCACCCAGGAGGCGGACGAGCCTTCGGAGGCAGCGGCTCCCGAGCCGGTGACCCCTTCCCGCTTGTCGGTGGAGGAGGTGACCGAGCTGGTGCAGTCCCTTGCCCAGCAGCACGCAGCGGCCGAGGGCCTCGCCCAGCTCCTCCAGAAGGCCCACCCCCGCATCATGCGGGTGGCGCAGGAGCTCGAGCTGGTGGGGCCGGCGCAGGTGCTCCTCCTGGAGCGTCTCGACCAGGCCATCGATGAGGTCGCCCGCGAGCTCCACCGCGTTGCGAATGGGGAGGTGGCTCGTGGTTGAGTACACCTTGCACGACGTCATCGACGCCAAGGCCGGCACAGTGACCGCGGCCAAGAGCCGGCACACCACCAAGGCCGAAACCGAGAAGGGGCTCCGGAGGGCACTCAACCGTGTGCTGCGCGGCGGGCTGATGAAGGGCCCCACGAACGCAGCTCGCGTGGGGACGGGCGATGAGGCCCGTTGGTACTTCCTTGGTGCCAGTCAGAAGTGGTCGGGAGGCATGCTCTCCCTCTCGACCAAGGTGATGCGCCACCGCGGCAAGCCGCTCACCATCGTCGAAGACGGCGAGGTGAGCGATGGCTGACCTGGCCGACCTCGTCCTCAACCCAGACGTCTTCTCGGCGATGTGCAGCCTGGCCTTGGTCATCGGCGTCCTCGTGCTCGGCCTGGTGCTGGTTGGGGGTGCTCGATGACCGCCCCTCAGAGCGGGCCCTGCATCCGCTGCGAGAAGCAGACCACCCGACTCGGCCGCATCGCCAGCACCCGCTGGTGCGTGGGTGCCGAGTTCTTCCAGTGCGCCGACTGTGCCGCCGAGCATGCGCGCGAGCAGGCCGAAGACAGCCACTCGAAGGGGGACCGTCGATGAAGCCCGACTACTCGTACTACCGAGCCGAGGGAGCGTCCCTCCAGGTGATTGAGGCTTGGCTGGCTCGCGAGCGAGACGCCACCGAAGAAGCCACCCGCATCTGCAAGGAATTCGGCGACAGCAAGGTGAAAGGCCTCATCTCCACAGGCCTGGTGTTCAAGAACCGCTCCGATGTGCCGCACCCGCTGGTCGCTCGCACCCGCCTTCCGTCTGGCTACTCCCCGGCGAGGTTCGACGGAGCGATGGTGTACGCCTCGCCGAACAACACGAAGGCCGGAAAGGCCCTTCGGAAGCGCATCGAAGCGTGCATGAAGGTCGCTCGGCAGCACCCGACCGTTGCGCAGCTCGCTCAGGTGGAGAACCCGACCTGGGCAGCGGAGTGGCGGGCCGTCCCCTTCCAACGGTTCGATGACGTCATCATCTTGAAGTGGCCCACCCGCTTCGCGCCGTTCGGTGGCGAAGGACGGCCCAACACCCTGGTGCCCAAGGATGCCGTAGCACTGAAGCACTCCGAGTACTGGGCGTTCGTCGAGGCCTTCAACGAGAAGGAGGCCTCCGCATGAAGGCCATCACCCTGCACCAGCCGTGGGCCTCGGCCATCATGGCCGGCGTGAAGCGGTGGGAGAACCGCACCTGGATGCCGAAGGAGCTCAAGACCGAGCCTCTCCTCTGGCTTGGCATTCACGCTGGCAAAGGCACCGACACGGACGTCGACCTTGAGCAGCTCCGAAAGGTGTGGCCCGACATGCCGGAAGGCGACTGGCCACGGGGACTTCTGGGCTTCGCCTGCTTTGACGGTGCCGGCCACATCAGCGTCTTCCCGGAAGCCCGAACGGACCCGTGGGCCACCGGCCCCAAGGTCTGGCACGTCAGGGAGGTGCTCCGAATCGACCAGCCCATCCCAGTGAAGGGAGCGCAGGGAATCTGGGCGCTGGACAAGCATCTCCGCATCCCACTGTTCGATGCCGAATGGTCGGTTCCCAGGCACTTTCGCGACATCACCGCTGACCTGAAGGACGGGCCCGTGGGGACCTCCACAGCGGGGGTTCTCGCAAGGGTGAAGTGGGTTCGCGAACTGCGAGGCATGACCATCCACGAAGTGGAGTGCCAACTGCGGTTCCGGCACTTTCTCTTCTGGCGTGGGAGGTGTCTGCAGTCCTTGGAGAGTCACCGTTGTAGGAGATGGGCAGAGCACGACATCGAGGTGCTGGCCGACATCTATGACGTTCCCGCCGACTGGCTCTTCTACGGGCCCTCCGAGTCACGGGAGGGTCTCCATGAGCCAGGGTAGGCGAATCAACGTCGAGGAGGCCCGGAGCTACGCCATCCTGCTCATGGCGCTCCTACGGCCGTTCACGGTCGCGCAGAAGCTCTGTGGCTCGGTCCGTCGTGGCCGGACCACCGCAGATGGCCTGCAGCTCGTCGTCATTCCCCGCATGGGGGAGCCGAGCACGGCGGCCGAGGGTCGCAAGTGTCCGAACCTCCTGTGGGGGCGGGTCGACGAGCTCGTGCGTCGACCAGGCCCCCTCGGCCACGCTCCGCCAACCCGCCAGGATGACGGCTCCCTCTGGCCCGCCCTGGCGACCGATGGCCACCGGAAGCTGCGGTGGCACAACGTCGAGGTCGACCTCTACACGGCCACGATGGCGAGCTGGGGAGCGATGCTCCTGACCCGCACCGGACCGCCCGAGCTCAGCGAGCGCTGGATGTCGGCGCTCGAGGAGCGCGGGCTGCAAATGAAGGAAGGCAAGGTCGTCGACCAAGCGGGTGTGCTCGTCGCAGTCCCCTCCGAGCAGGCCGCCTTCGAGCTCGTGCGCTGGCCGTTCGTGCCCCTCGAGCTCCGCGACGGCTGGGCTCGGTCCAACTTCAGCGACAGCTGGCTCCGCGGCCAGATGAACGCTCAACCCACACCTCGGAGCCGCTGATGGCCCGTATCTTCGACGACACGCGGCTGGAGGTGGCTGACGTCACCGCCGACCGCGACATCCCCAACGACGCCGAGACTCCCGCCACCGCCGGCTGGGATGCCGAGGGCTGGCCGAAGGCTGCCTTGTTCCTCGAGGCCGAGAACGAGACCGACACCTGCACGGTCCGCGCGTGGTTCTGGAACGGCCAGGCCTGGTGCAAGGGGGCCAGTGCGGAGGTGTCCGGCTCCACGGTCGTCACCATCGACACCCTCGGAAGCCGCATCTACACCCGGCTCACCAGCGTCTCGGGCACCTTCAACATCCGCTACCGCCGCATGGTTCTGGAGGACTGATGCCCGTCCAGATCGGCGCCGTCGCGCTCGGCAGCAGCACCCCCGGCTTCAACTTCTACCAGGAGCTGGAGAGCGAGGCAGGCACCCGCGAGTACTCGCTCAACGCGGCCATCTCGTCGCAGCCTGCCCGCCTGCTCGTCTCCTACGGCGCCACCCTCCTCGTCTACGGCTCCGACCGCGACTTCGTCGTGTCCGGGGCCACCCTCACGCTCCAGTGGGACCCCGTGGCCGTGCACCCCATCACGGTCCGCGGTGTGTCCACCTGAGCCCCCGCCTCGACGCCTGTTCGGGCGTCGTTCCCCGGCCTTCGGGCCATCTCACCCCGGCCGTTCTGGCCACCCTGGAGACTGCCACCATGGCACGCACTGTTGTTCCTTCCGCCGCGATTTCGTCCGTTCCGACTTCCGCGGTCCCGACCCTCAACGCTGACAACCTCGACCTCACCGACGACTACGCCTTCACCGGCAACGTCTCGGCGGGTGGAAACGCTGTCGCCACCACTGCCGACCTCCCCACCAGCGGAGACTTCAAGAACTCGGTCGGCACTGTCGTCACGACGAACGTGAACCTCGCCAGCCCTGGGGCGCTGCTCGGCTCCGCCGGCCGCGTGGCCCTCACCGGTCAGACCGATGCCTCCCAGAACGGCATCTACGACTTCACCGATGGCGTCACCGCGCTCACCCGTTCGAGCGACGCCAACGCGGATGCTGAGGTGTCTGTCGGCATGTGCTTCTTCGCCGAAGACACCGGCGACATGTACCGCTGCACGGCCTTCGCTGGCACCCTCGACACCGACGACATCACCATCGTCGAGTTCGACGAAGAGCGGGCCTGGGTCACCGTGACCGGTGTTGCGAACGGCACGGACGCCTTCCTCGACCTCAGCCACAGCGATGTCGACACCAACACGCTGATGGTGTTCAACGGCGGCATGATGCTGACCGTTGGCGTCGGCAACGACTACACCTTCTCGGATGGTGGCGGTGCCGCCGGTGTCGACCGTGTGGCGTTCGAGTTCACGCCCGCGAACGGCTCCAACCTCAAGGCGATGTACCTCCGCATCTGAGCTGACTCGGGACCTGGTCCCGAGCTCGGCGCTCACCCCGGGCAGCTTCGGCTGCTCGGGGTGTTTCGGTCTTGGCATCCGAGGCTGGCCGAGAACGGCTCTGTGAGGCCGTCTGGGCGACGGGTGAAGGTGACGGCCACGGCCATCGCGAACCCATGGTGGAGTCGCTCCAGCCCTCCACAGAAGGACGGAACCATGTGTCGCTCCCCTCGAACCATCCACCACCTCACCTCCCTACTCACCGCGCTGGCCACGCTGGCAACAGCGCTCGAGCGAACCGCCCCCGGGCTGTCCGGCGGTGCCGACCGTCTGTGGCTGGTCCTGGTCCCGCTCAGCCTGGCGAGCGTGGTCCAGCTCCTCGACGCCCCGGCCGAGTGACTGACCCGGCTCTATAGATGGGCCACCCCTTAAAGGCGCAGCCTATGGAGCCAGCCCATACTTAAGACGCGAGGTTCGGCCCGCGGCGCCCTCGACCACCGGAGCAGAGACCGAGCTGCTCGCTCGCGAGCTCCCTCCGTGGGTACCGAGGCCGACGTTGCCGGCCGCCCCCAGCCGAGCGCCGGAGCCTCACCAGGGCCGCGCAGGAATTGCCTCGAACGACACCATTTGTGCGCAGCCCCGAACACCACTCTTGCCGGTCGCCCCCGGTGGTGACGGGTATTGTCGCCAATCACTCCCCCCCTATTGTCTTGACCTCACACCAAGGCCGGGAGGGGGGCGATTTGAGGGGCCCGAGCCAAGGCCGGGAGGGGGGCGAATCGAGGGGCATTCAGGTGGGGTCAAGACCAGCAACGCCCCGCGCTGGGCAGGGCGTTGGGATTCTCCGGGAATCTCGACAGTCAGACGACCTTCACCGCGAGCTTCAGGCCGGCTGCCCGCCCGACCGGGAGCGGGATCTCGAAGCCATCACCGGGCTTGGGGTCCTGCCAGATCATGGCCACGGGCTTCTCG